AAAGAGTTTGGAGATAACGTTGAGCTCATTAATGTGTTAGGTTCAGATCTTGCGAAAACAGATAAAGGCTGCTCTCTAAAAGTATATCTTGAAAGCGGATTGGTATTTAACCCACCGCTACCAAGTCTAAACATCATATCTCTACAATCTTCTATAGATTCTATGAAATTCGAGTCAACTTTAACTTTACATATAGGAATAGTATTCTCTGGAAAGGCTGATATTGATACATTTATATCTACAGTAAGCACAGACTCTGTCTCTACTTCTTGCGTAAACTCCCCACCAGCACCGCCTTCTTTATCGGGATCCCAGAACGCGCGTGTATCTTTTGCTGCGTTAAAAGTAGTTAAAACTAAATATACATAATTTGTAGCATTTTTTCTTAATTCAGGTATAAGTGGAGCAGCTTTAGGATCGCCTTCTTCTAAACCATAAAAGAAAGGTCCAGCTTTAGATTCTGGATAGTACACTACGGAGTTAGCAATTCCTATAGTAATATTCTGAGCGCCTATAGAATTAGCTGGATCTATTACTTCAAAGCCTTTAAGTATATAAGGACGATCTGAGCCGACAAATGACTTCATTAAATATTTGAAGTCGCCTTGTGTATATGAATCTATACTTAAAAAATCTGGCAAATCTAAACGTTCTGCCGAACTAACTAGTAGCCTTCCTAATACAGCCATGATGTTTCCTTATTAACTGCCTTAAATTACTTAAATTATACCAGAATAAGCCTTATCCTGGATCTATTCCGCTAGAATAAACATCGACAGTTGAATAATATTGAACTGGATATCTGACTAAAAAATTTAAGAATATGCCAACAGACTTTACTTGCTCCATAAGCTCTTTAAGAACTTCTCTAGCAGCAGCTGGATCTGTTATATAAGGGGCAATTTCTGCTCCAAATCCTTGAAATCTAATAGCTCCACGTCTTCTTATCATGGTAACTGCAGACCCAAAATCATGATCTTTTTTAAAAACATATGACGGATCTATAGATATAAGTAGATCATTTGGTTTGTAAAAGTATCTTACCGGACCTTCCTGTCTTTCTGTTCCAAAGTCAAATATTAATTGACCTTCTGCATTAGGTATATCACTTGGGTTTACTTGTATATTTTTTTTAGTTAGACCAGCTTTTATGGGGGCAGTTAAATTTGTAGTAAGAGATGATAGCACAAAATCAGAAGTATCGCTCCAAAGATATGGTCCATTTCTACGTGAATCAGATTGTGCAGATCGTAGTATAACTAGTCCGCCTATAGTTGAACTGGCCGCCTTCTCCATCCTCGCAGTTCCGCCCGATGAGTTTCTTGCGCCCCCAGATCCTGCGAAAGAATATACCTTAAACTGCGTTGCACTTACCACCTCAGTTACTTTCCAAGTACCGTTTACCGTAGGCCCGATTCCACTACCAAGCGTTGCACCGTCTATTATTATATAGTTATCTACTTTATAATTATGCGGAAGTGTGGTAGTTACAGTTATAGTATTGTTTGAATCTCTATTAGCTGAACTGATGGAGAATTGATTTAAGGACGACTCGGTTGGCAATGACGGTGTTATTCCCTGCAGTAAATTTCCAACTCTAGAAGAATAACTATATATAGGCATATCACTTACTAATCTACTTTTATAGTTAAAAACTGTAGTATCGCCTTCTGTTGGAAAAAATGTCTGTATCTCGTTTTCTGGGATGAAGTAGAATTGCGCGCCTGTTGTTGGAAAATCTTTAGTTGTCTTTATGGTCATATTACTTAAAGATCTATTGAAAGATATAACATCAGACGTTGCGCCATTTATGTGCGATGCACCTTTTCTATTTCTTCTAACCACTGGCGGAGATGGTGGTAATTCTACAACTATTTCGCCAGGTGAAACTTGCCATACTATAGCTCTTCTGTCTTTAAGATAAACACTATTTTTAATTAATGATATAAATTTAACGTCATTCACTGAGGAAACTGTAAAAGTTTCTGGTGTTGCAAATAAGTTTTTAAATGTTATTGAATTATTTACTATATCTACTGCTTCTATTATGAATGAACCACTATTACCTATTCTATCTATTATTATTACATCACCAGGTGATACTGTTTCTAACTTAGGAGATCCACCCGAGCCAGTAAAAGTCATAATAGCAGTATCTCCAATTTTATCTACCTGCCATTCCGTAGCAACGCCCTGTCCTGCCTCTTTATTGTAGCCATCAAACTGTAAACCAATGTTAGCTCTTCCGCCAGTTATAGATACATAGCCTTTAGCTCCGACTGTGTTAGTGAATAGTCTTATAGTTACATCTTTAGTTATTCCGTTCTCAAAAGCAATAGCATAGGAGTTAGTCGATTGTCTATTTATTGCTGAAACTATTTCTAACGCTGTTGCGCTAGATATATTTGAAAATTCTTCTTCTTTAAATACTATTCTTTCTTTGATATCTGAATCTACAAGGTACTCTAACTCCCAACCATCTTTTAATGAAAATGGTTCAAATATTGTAGTCTCAGCGAAAGAAGTAGTTGCATCTTTAAAAAAGAATAAGTCGAGTAAATCGTCCAATACAAGCTTAACTTGTTTAGGATTATAAGCCATAACTGGAATAAACTTTCTAAAAGTCTCATCATCCATACCTATGAATCTAGGTCTTTGAACTAAATTTGCTGCACCAAGTCTATCTAAATATGGTCTTTTGGCAGTCTTTATAAAAAATTGCTCTCTAACTGCCTCTATTAATTGCAGAGATTCATTGTCTGATTCGCCAATTGCCTCTATGAGAGCGCTCCACGTAGGATTAACGCGTGTATTAAATACTGAAGGTAAATGATCGTGTAAACTATCTATTTTATCTTTACTAGATGGCATAATTAACCTTAAGTTATACTAATATCTGTAGGTTCTATGAAAGCTTTTTCTCCGTCACTTATAGAGATTCTTTCATTAGATGGCGAAGGTACTATAAATGTTACAGCCGCAACTCCAACTATATTTTTAACTTTAACTATTATATCTGACATAATAACATCTTCGCCGACACCAAGATCTGCAATATAGTTTATTATAGCTGATGATATCTCATCTGTTATTTCACTCAAGTTAACACCATCTTGTGTAGTTACATCCAATGCGACAGATACTCTTACTGGCAATGGCGGCAATATTTCAATTGAACTACCGATAGCTTTTCTACCAGGAAAAGATGTTGGATCAGGTTCAAAGCCATCTATTATTCGCTGAACTTTTCTTAATAAACCTGTATAGTATTGATAACCGTCTATACCTGTAGTAAGATCTTCATCATAGCCAATTTTACCTATAGGGCTTATATAAGTAGAGTTCGTTTGACTCCATTTATACCCTCTATCTCCACCTGCTATATACACGATTCGTCTATCTGGGTTTATGTTGTCTATTGCAACATGATGTATTTGCCTTATACAACTAAATCGATTATTGCTCCCCTCTGTTATGCTAAATTTAGTATTAGATATAGACATGCTTACATACTGCTCTTCAATTCCCACTTCATTATCTACTCTTAAATAAAGTCGCCCGTCTACAGCGCTAGTTCCTATATCTTTAATTGTAAAATTACCAGAATTGTTAGTATTGAACCAATTTGGATTTACATTATCAGTTATGAAAAGACTATCTCCAACTCTTGTAGAGTCACCTTCAATTATTCGTATATCTGATACTTTGTCTAAAAGCACCCCGATTCCAATACCGTTATTTTGATCAAGTTTATGGGAAGCAGACTGGGAGCTTATTCCACGATAAGATCCACCAAGTGTAACTATAGTAGCATCTTTAGCTAATGGCGTATTAAAGCCGATTACCTGCAGTAATGCAGTATCATCATCTGTTAACTTTTTAACCCAATCACCAATGTTTATATTTAAAAATGTACCAGCTACACCAGTTAATATATTACTATTAGATGACCACGTAGGATCCATGCCGTAATTATTTATAGGTGTAAATGCATCAAAAATTTCAGATCCATTGGTATTGTGATACACTATAGATTCTTCATCTACAGCAAGTACTCTAAAATTTCCACTGTTAGAAGATCCAAAAGTATTGCCACTTAGTATTAGTATATCATCTACCGCAACACCACAGCTTAAAAATTTAGGAGAGTCACCGGAAACGCAAGACAACCTAAAAGTATTATTATAATTTAAGTATTGAATCTTATATCTCGAAGCAACAGATCCAGTTTTTATTAGAGTACCGCCAGACTTGCCTTCCCCAAAAGATATTGTTACGTTTGGATTAGAAGAAGCGTACTTAAACTCATTTCTATTTAGAACATCAGTAATTACGCCGGTATCTGGAGACGCTATGCTTAGTATGTCTATGTCTATGAAAGTATCGCCAACATTAAAATTATGTGGACCATCTGTAGTAATAGTAGCTACTCCTGACTCTATAACTATTTTTTTAATTTTTATACTAGATGAGTGTGCCAATCTCCATTCAATTATAGGAGTAGAGGATAGTATAAGCGAATTGGTTCCAATTTCAGTAGATGGCATACTTGCCCCAGTAGGATTTACAACATCTACATATCTGCTAGTTGAATTAACTTTTACAACTGGAAATCCACCAACTGAATCTGAACCAGCACTTTTACAAAAGTTGCTCATGCTCCAACCTGCTGCAGGAACTCCGCTTAATTTGAATACATTTAGTATGTTACCTTCTCTAATGTCTGCAAGACTTGCACCAGGCGTTTGACTTATAATAAACTGCGTAATTATAACACTAGAAGTTAGAGCAGAAACTAATTTAGATATTATCTGGTTAGGAGAATCTGTACTCAATATAGAGACCATCACTTGATTTGCTACGCCTGTTGTGTAACTAGTTCCAGTAGGAGGAGTTACATTGCCATCTATAGAAAACCATGCTGCCCACGTAGAGCCAACTCTATTTTCAAAAGTTATGTAATCGCCTTGAACCGGCTGACCTGAACATGTAACATTAAATTTTAATTTACTAGAAGCAGAGCCCAAACTAGTAATAGTAAGATGAATATTTGTTGCCGAAAGTAAACCTGTAGAATCTTGTGTACTTGGATTTTCAGCAACATCGCCATTGGCAATATCTGATAAGTGCATATATGACCCAGAGTCGTCGTGCGTCCATCTCCAAACTACTCCTGCACTAGGATAGCTAACTGGATCTACTGAATTTGCATCTAATATAGTGATTTTAGTAAATTCGTTAAAGTAAGTATTTTTACTATTAAATTTATAATCAAAAGCTTTATCGCCAAATTGACTAACGTCTATGGTATCTTCTGAGATCATGCGGTTTAGTCTTTCAACACCATTATCGTTGGCTAACAAAATATGTTGACCTGGCGATAGTGTATTTGGCGAAGCTGGTATCTTAATCTCTAAAAAATTATTAATTCCATCTGTTGCAACCTCTGATTCGCCTAGTATTTTGAATAGTGCTGAATTCGCTCTACCACCAATAACCTCCACCGCACCATTAGATCCTAGTAATTGTGATTTTATTTGAACTTTACTATTATTTTCTGCAAAAGCTAAATTTGACACAATATCTAATTGCGACAAAGCTTTATGTGTCATTTGGTGCTTAAGATTTTCTAACGTATTAGGAACTAACTTAAATTTTTCACCATAACTTCCATCTGCATTAGGTGCAGTATCCATCTGATAGACCGATGAAGCACCGGGCAATACCATAGCTCTTTTAAGTTGAAAATTTGGATTTATATTTTGGAAAGTCAGTACCCAATTTCTTGAATCCCACAACGATATGAATGAATTTTTTCCACTTAATGGATCAGAGTCATGATCGTATGCTACTATGTTTGCCGCGACACCAACTATATCCCTTGTGGCTTTGTGAATAGTTCCAGATACTTGCTCTGCAGCCTCTAGTGTATTACTGCTATTTATTTTAGCAACTATTGTAGCGGTATCGTTACTGCTTATAGGATAGGCCTGCAACTTATTTACTATGTTAAGAGTTTCATATGTATCAGAAATACCTGAGGTAATTAAATTAAATGTAAAACCAGAAGGATCAGTGCCATCTACACCAACAGATGATGGTCCATTATTGTAGTTTGTTACTGTTATAGTACTAGATGTTCCACTTAAGTTAGTAGCTATAGCGAATGCTGTATCATTCAATATTACTGCTGCAGTAGCTGTAGCGACATCAATGGCCGTATCGTTTGTAGAGATGTTTATCTCCCAAGATCTTGTAGAAATACCTATATCTGGCTCTACGGTTCCGGCGTTGTTGTTGTCGTACCAAAATTTAACTGTGTCTCCATTGGGTGCATTTAATATAAAATATGTACCATTTAAAGAGTCGGCAATATCTGCGGAACACTGAATAGTTTGCACAGTTGGGGTACCGACTACTGTGGCTACACCGTTAGGGTTATATATGTCAATAGTTTTAGCTATATCATTTTTCGCAATGATGCTAAATACCCCAGAATTTGCAATGCTAAAGCCAGACGCATTAGATATAGAAACTACATCGTTAACGTTTATTCCGCTTATATCAGAGCTAGAAGGAAAACCCAGTCTAAATAGATAAGAGCCTAGACTAGTTACAGTAAACTGATCGCCCGCAAAAAGATTAATAGCTGCAGCTGAACTAGATCCAAAAGTATAAGTTACCACGGTTCCATTTAATGTGGTGGATTCATTTATTGAATTTTCAGCATCAGCAACGCCAGGGTACTCT